AGTCAATTTTTTAACTTGCAAACTGCATAAAATACGTGCTATTATATATTTATATATGAGCATTGGAAGTCTAATGTTCATCACACACAAACACACACACAAAGGAATAGAAAAATGATTAATACACCTAATCAAAACCCGAATGCATATGCTATTCGGTTGGAAGTACTAAAGAACGCAAAAGACCTAGTTTGGGATGCGTGGCACATGAAGAATAACGAGGCAGAACGAAATGCCGAGAATAGTGAATCTACATTTGTAATGCCACCCCAACCATCCACAAAGGATGTACTGGATACTGCGGCTCAGTTGTACGACTTCGTGCAAAATCACGGAAAAAATTCTTAAGAAAAATATGTTTCTTATTGACGAAAGTCGAAACGAACCGTATTATATTAAGAATATTATTAAACAATAACAAATGGAGTAAATAAAAAATGGCTATTGACCTAGACAAAATCAAAAGCAGACTCTCAAGTCTGTCTCAAAGTAATAACAGAACGAACTATCAATGGAAACCACAACCTGGTAAACAACAAGTTCGTATCGTACCCTACAAGCATCAACCCGATAATCCGTTTATTGAGTTGTTTTTCCATTACGGAATTAACAATCGGACTTATCTTTCCCCCGTATCGTTTGGTCGACCCGACCCGATTTGCGAATTTGCGGAAAAGTTGAAGCGAAGTGGAGACAAGGATGATTATCGCATGGGGCGTTCTCTTATGCCCAAGATGCGTACCTTCGTCCCTGTTATTGTCCGAGGTGAAGAAGCAGAAGGTGTTAAGTTCTGGGGATTCGGCAAGGAAGTTTATCAAGAACTTCTTGGTGTAATCGCAGATCCTGACTACGGAGATATTACTGACCCAGAAAGTGGTCGTGATATCACCATTGAATTCCTTTCTGCCGAAGAAGCAGGTCGTTCGTTTCCGAAGACCAACATCCGTGTTAAACCAAACACGTCACCAATTTCGGAAAACAAAAACGTATTGGAAAGTGTTGCCAATTCGCAAGCAGAGATCACAGAAATCTATCAAGAACTCAGTTATGACGAACTCAAGGAAGCACTTGAAAAGTGGGTAAGTGGTGAGTCGGAAGAAACACCACCTGCCGAAGCAGAAACCACTGCAACCGAAACCAAGGTTGAATCTTCGGAAACACAAGTCAAGCAACCCGCAAGTGCCACTGCTGAAAAGAGTGGTCTAAATGTTGCCGCTACAGAAGATGTAGAAGCTGCATTTGAAGAGTTGTTTAAGTCTTGATGTTAACATAGGACACGATGTGGTGTGGGAAATTCGTCTCACACCACATCAGTCCACCTATTTAGGAAAGAATTTAAAATATGGCAAAGAAAAAAGAAGTTGTAACTACCAGTAAATCTGATGACTTGGCAAATGTCCTTGCCGAGAGTTTGAACAAAGCATATAAAGACGAAGGCAAGGTTGCCTTTTTCTTGAGTGAGGGTGATGATCCATCACTTATCACCGATTGGATTTCAACTGGTAGTAGTCTTCTTGACTTAGCAATATCCAACCGACCCGGAGGGGGAATCCCTGCGGGCAGGATTACGGAACTCACGGGACTTGAGCAGAGTGGAAAGAGTTTGCTCTCGGGTCACGTTCTTGCGGAAACGCAAAAGAAGGGTGGAGTTGCAGTTTTAATTGACACCGAAACAAGTGTGTCCGCGGACTACCTAAAGGCAATCGGTGTGGATACGGAGAAACTTCTTTATATTCATGTGGACACAGTTGAAGATATTTTCGCAACTATTGACAATATAATCGCAACTATCAGAAAGTCTGACAAGGATAGACTCGTTACGATTGTAACTGATAGTGTTTCCGCCGCATCAACCAAGGTTGAAATGGCAACCGATTACAGCAAGGATGGTTATGCAACCACCAAGGCAATTTTAATCAGCAAGGCAATGAGAAAGTTGACCTCCACAATTGGCCGTCAAAGAATTGCTCTTGTGTTTACCAACCAACTTCGTCAAAAGATGGGAGTTATGTTTGGTGATCCGTGGACAACGAGTGGTGGCAAAGCACTTGCCTTTCACGCAAGTGTGCGTGTGCGTCTGAAGAATCTTGGTCAGATTAAACAAGGTACTACTACCGAGGTAATTGGAAATAAGTGCGAAGCAACAATCGTTAAGAATCGCATGGGTCCACCACAACGAAAGGCCGCATTTGAAATTTATTTCAATCGTGGTATAGATGACATTGGAAGTTGGATAAACACATTGAAGACACATAAGATTTTCAAACAGGGTGGTGCGTATTATTCATATACGGATGATAGAGGAAATGACCATAAGTTTATGGCAAAGGACTTCCCCGAGTTACTTGAGGACGGAGAACTCAAGGAAGAACTATATCAGAAAATCTGCGACAAGGTTGTTATGGAATATTCATCGGCAAATAGTGTTGTTGATGAGGATGTGGAATTTACAGATAACGATGAAATTGCTGAACAAGAGTTAGCATCGGTTAAAGATGAGTGATAAGAATCGCATATTTAGTTTATTTGAAGAATTCAGCGAGGAGCAAAAAGAATCACTTAATAATCATTCCGGTATAAACGGAAACGCATTGTTAATCGATGGCATGAATACTTTCATGCGAGTTTGGACAATGTATCCAACCACCAATGACAATGGAGAACACATTGGTGGATTTACTGGGTTTCTAAAAAGCATTGGTCATGCAATTCGTTTATTGAAACCAACTCGTTGCATCATTGTATTTGATGGTAAGGGAGGAAGTCAGAGAAGAAGAAAGATTTTTCCCGACTACAAAATGAAAAAGAATGTTAGATTTCGTGTAAATCGTGCAATGAGTTTGGACATGGATCGTGAGGAAGAGTCGGATTCGATGAAGACTCAAATAGTAAAACTTGTTCAGTATTTGGATCTGTTACCTGTAACTACAATTTGTATTGATAGTGTAGAAGCAGACGATGTACTTGCATTTTTGGCCAAAGAGAAGTTTGAAACAAACGGACATCGTGCAACCATAATGAGTACGGACAAGGACTTTCTTCAGTTGGTCAGTGAAAATATATCTGTTTATTCTCCGACCAAGAGAAAGATTTATCTACCCGACACGGTTGCCCATGAATATGGGATTCACCCGAAAAACTATCTTACATACAGAACTATAGATGGAGATCGAGGTGACAATATTGATGGGATTAAGGGTGCAGGTGAGAAAAAAATAAAAACTGCATTTCCGTGTTTGTCGGAAAATCGTAAAATTGAACTCAACGAAATGGTAGAGATTGCAGAAGAAAATAAAAAATCGATGCCATTTTACAAAACATTTCTAAAAGAGGAAAACCAAACTTTGCTAAATCGCAATTATGATTTAATGCAACTGCATGATAGTATCATGCCGGCAAGTATGCAAACTAAGATACTTGACCATGTGGATACACCACTCAATCCATTGAATAAGTTTGAGTTCAGCAAGAAGTTTGCCGAGGATCAATTATGGGCTGCTTTTCCAAACCATCACAATTGGTTAATGGAGACTTGGACTCTTTTGAATAGTTATGCGGTAGTTGACTCTCCGGGTTAATTTGATATTTTGAAAGAAAAACCTTGAATGATGTGGGAGACTTTGATAAGGTATATATTAAATGACTGAGACTGCACAAGAAGAAACCGATACACTCCAGAAATACGGAACTGCATTTCAAAGCAAGGCAATTCGTGCTTTGATTGATGACAAGCAATTTTTGGAAAGAACCCATGATATCGTTGATACCGAATACTGGGAAAGTGAACCAAATAAATGGATTGTTTCCGAGATACTAGATTATTTTGGAATATACAAACGAACGATTACTTTAGACGTATTTAAGATTAAAGTAGATGATGTTGGAATTGAGGTGCTGAAGGCGGCAATTATTGACCAACTCAAAGTAGTTTTTACCGTTGATAAAAATGATACGGATTTTGTTAAGGAAGAGTTTTTGTCGTTCTGTAAGAACCAGAAGTTAAAGAATGCAATCATATCAAGTGTTGATTTGCTTAAACTTGGTCAATACGATTCTATTAAAAGAACCGTGGATGACGCAATGAAGGCCGGCACGGAACGAAACCTAGGCCATGATTACATGGAAGGTCTTGATGAACGAATGTCGGAAACGGCAAGGGAAACAGTACCGACTGGATGGGAAGTTATAGATGATTTAACGGGTAGTGGATTGGGTCCAGGAGAACTCGGGGTGATTATTAGTAGTGCAGGTGGTGGTAAGAGTTGGTGTCTTGCTCATCTTGGCAAGGAAGCAATGAAACGTGGAAAGAACGTATTGCATTATACTCTTGAGTTGAACGAGTGTTACGTTGGGTTGCGTTATGATAGTTGCTTTGCGAATATACCATTTCAAGACATTATAGAGAATATTGAAAAGGTGAGAGCAGTTATTGGTGGGATTAGTGGTAATCTTCTTATTAAGGAATACCCCACAAAAAGTGTAGGGGTTTCAACCATCCTTGCCCATGCTAATTTGGCAAGGACAATGGGATATGGTGTGGACATGGTTGTTGTGGATTATGCGGATATTTTGTCACCGGGTAACGTTGGCAATAATGCAAACACATATGTTGAACAAGGTAGCATTTATGAAGACCTTAGAGGTCTTGCAGGGGAACTGGGGGTTCCCGTGTGGACGGCATCACAAGCAAGTCGTTCTTCGTTGGATGATAATATCATTGAAGCTCAAAAAGTTGCGGATAGTTATCGTAAGATAATGACTGCGGATTTTGTTATGAGTCTTTCAAGGAAGGCATCCGACAAAATAAGCAATACAGGTAGATTTCATGTGATCAAAAATAGATTTGGTCCCGATGGAATGACCTTTCCAAGTCGAGTGGATACATCAGCTGGCATGATTGAGATATATGACGAAAAAAGCACCAATGGTGCAGAAATAATGGTTGAAATGAACAATGCGGATAATACCGCACAAGGTGCATTGAGACAGAGGTATAATCAAATAAATCAAGCACAAAATGACGAAGATCTCGAAGAACTTGGATAAATTTTTCATATATATTCTATGTATATTTTTCGGCATCTCGCCGAGAGGATTTATTATAGTATTTCTATAATTTTTAACAAAAGGTTACGCACATGAAAGTAAAAAAGAGGAATGGTCGGTTAGAAGAGTTTAATGTAGAAAAAATCAACAAATGTGCTGAACGGGCATGTGAGGGAGTTGAGAACGTAAGTGCGAGTCAAGTTATTCTCGCCGCAGAGATTAAGTTGTATGACAAGGTAACCACTGTTGAAATAGACAAGTCACTTATTATGAGTGCTAGGTCTAAGATCGAATATGAACCGAATTATAGTTTGGTCGCTGCAAGGTTGTTGCTAAACACGATTTATAAGGAAGTTTTTGGGGAAGGTGTAGATAGTGATGCGAACGAACTTCAGTACAGAAAAAGTTTTATTACTAATCTAAGAAGATTGGTTCGTGAGGAAATTTTGAACCCAGAATTGGTTGAGTCGTATGATTTGCGTGAATTGAGTGATAAACTCGATCTTACTAAAGATAGTAATTGGAAATACTTGGGGATTCAAACCATATACGATAGGTATTTACTGCACATTGATGGTCGTAGAATGGAAACACCACAGGCAATGTGGATGCGAGTTGCAATGGGTCTTGCATTGAACGAAGACCCAAGTCAACGACAAGACAAGGCCTTGGAGTTTTATGAAGTGCTTAGTAATTTTGACTTGGTTAGTTCCACTCCCACTTTGTTTAATAGTGGAACGACTCATAGTCAATTGAGTAGTTGTTATCTTAATACATTTGATGATTCCATTGACGGAATCTTTGACGGACTTTGGCAAGAGGCAAGAAAGAGCAAGTATGCCGGTGGACTGGGGTTCGACATCACCAACTTCAGGGCAAGGGATAGTTTTATTAAGGGTACGAACGGGACAAATCAAGGTCCCGTTTATTTTTGGAAACTTTACAATGATATGTTGGTTGCAGTAAACCAAGGTGGGAAACGAAAGGGTGCAGGATGCGCGTATCTTGAAACATGGCACTCTGACATTGAGGATTTCCTCGCATTAAGAAAAACAGTCGGTGACGATAGAATGCGTTGCCATGATATGAATACGGCGAATTGGATTCCCGATTTGTTCATGGAACAAGTGGAAAAGGATGGAGATTGGCATTTGTTCAGTCCAGACGAAGTTCCCGAGTTACATGAAACTTTTGGTGAAGAATTTAAGAAGAAATATAAGAAATATGTCAAGAAGGGTAAAGAAGGAGAACTTGGGGTATTCAAGACCGTTTCTGCAAAGGGTCTATGGAAGAAGATGTTGAAAAGTTTGTTTGAAACAGGTCATCCTTGGATCACATTCAAAGATCCATGCAACATCAGATATTCCAATCAGCATGAGGGTGTGGTACATAGTAGCAATCTGTGTACGGAAATTCAATTGCACACCAAACCAACAATTCATAGTGATAGTGGTACCCGTGAAGTTGTTGAATATGGGGAGACTGCAACTTGCAATCTTTCGAGTATTAATTTGAAGCAACATATAGGAGTGGACGAGAATGGTGAGAAGTTCATTGATTATGAAAAGATGGACAAAACCATTAAGGTTGGGATGAGAATGTTGGATAATGTAATTGATTTGAATTATTATCCCACCGAAGAATCTAGAAAAAGCAACCTAAAGAATCGTCCTGTGGGAATGGGTACAATGGGATGGCACGACCTATTTTATGAGTTTGGAATAACATATAGTAGTAAGGACGCAGTGCGTATATCAGACGAGATATATGAGCATATAAGTTATTCCGCAATAAGTGCTTCGTCTAATTTGGCATCCGAACGGGGAACATACGAAACTTATGACGGAAGTTTATGGAGTCAAGACATATTCCCAGTTGATACTTATCGTGAATTGATGAGGCAACGTGGTGTGGAGAAACGAATGCACTTGAGAAAGGATTGGGATGAGTTGAGAAAGACCGTAAAGGCACAAGGTATGCGAAATAGCAACACTATGGCCATCGCACCAACCGCAACAATCAGTTATATCGCAGGATGTTCTCAGAGTATTGAACCGAATTTCGGCGTTATCTTCGTGTATTCAACTTTAAGTGGTGAATTCACGATGATGAATGAATACTTTGTCAACGACATGAAGGAACTTGGTGTGTGGAACAAGGAAGTTGCTGATATGGTAAAAAGTGTTGATGGTGACTTGACTAAATTGAACGGACAGATTCCTCAGTGGGTCAAAGACAAGTATGTGACTGCATTTGGACAAGACCAATTCACACTTATTGATTGTGCGGCCGCAAGGCAGAAGTGGATAGACCAAGGACAAAG